AGGTAATGAATGTACCGGCATTATCAAGTTCACTGGTTATCACGTAACTTGTAGTAGTGTATACTGTTCCTTCACCTACGTAGGATTCTGGTGCTACTGTGTTCTTAGTCCATTGATAAATGTCCACTGACGATCCATCAAACAGTTGTCCCCAACGCCTTGCTTTATATTCTATTGTGTCCTGATGATAATCTATAAAACGTACAGTTGATAAATCCCACCAAATTTCTCCAAGATACTTTGACGTCCACTGCGAACCAAAGTTGTTTACTGTGCCTGTATTATATGCTGCTGGATCAATGCCACCTGTATAATCAATATTTGCTTGAGCGGCTCCTAGTATTTTACCTTGTAGAGGATCAATAAAATCTAAGTATGTTGTAACTTCGTTATTCACTTTGTTGTATGTAAACACACTGTTAAGCAATGCTGCATTAACAATTGGTTGCTGTGTATAGATTGTTTTCCATGCTGATTCTTTATTAACATTTGTTAACTGAGTCACTCTACCAAAATCTCCAGAGCTATCATCTAGATCATCATTTGGAGCACCTACTAATAGTATACCATCATAATAGTCAACTGCACTGCCAAATTTATCTAAACTTGTCATACTAGTATCAAAAATTTGTTGACCAAACACAAACTTGCCTGGATTATTAGCACTTGAATTTGCTGAATTCAAGTAATTATAAGTGTATGCAACACCTGATTGGTTCAATGGATCAATCACTGTTGTACTTTTTGAATCAAAGAAAGTTGTGCTGTTATCAAAGGTTGTTGGCAAACTTGCAGTTGCATCTGGAGCACCAACGACCAACGTAGTTGCATCACTGTCAATTTTTAAACTATTGCCAAAATGTCCGTATTCCTGTGCGATTGGTGATGTGATTGTTTGTGCAAAAATTATAGGAGTTAATCCTAGAGTTGCAAATGCAGTTCCTGTACCTGGCGCAACTTCTAACTTTATATATTTTTCACCTGCTTGTACATTATCAAGGGTAATCTGTAAAGCACCGTCGACACTGGTTGCGGCTATATTTGGTAGGTTTGCAGTTGTAATATCAGTTACTAAACTAGCAACAGTTGTTCCTGTAAGTGTTACATAATAATTGTTTATTCTAATACTGTCAGTGGCAGTCAATACTGGATTAGCTATAGTGCCTTTGATGTTTCCAAATAATCTTGCTTGATTAATCCATCGATCAACACTTCCACCCTCTGGAACAATTGTGCTATCATTTGGCTCAGATATGTATAGACTACAGTTGGTAGAACACATATCTACCGCTTGACCAAAATTATAATTTTGTCCAACTGTAGGAGAATTAATAGTTTGTACTAACCTAAACGTATTTGTTTCAATTTCTACAATATCACCTATGTTAAGGGTATATGGATTTGTTGTAGTTCCAATTGTAGTTGTTGTTCCGCTAAAACTAAACTCAGCATTGTTATTTTGTTCTGTTGGTATCAAAAATGTTCCGTTGACTGTAACTGTAACTGGTCCAGTTGGTACATCAGTAGTTGTGAAGTTTTGTGTGGTTGTTGATGCAGTTGTTACTTGGAAACGCTGAACACTTCTGTCATAAATGTATACCTTACCAGCATCTGTTGTAGTAACTGCTCCTACAGTTACTGATGCACCAGGAGCTCCTATAATAAGCTGTCTTCCATCAGTAGTAGTTGAAATACTTTGTCCTGTTAGATCTCCAACACTGCCTGCTATGTTTATAGTTGCTACAAAATCCCAATGTGTTTTTGCATCAATTAAAAGTGTTCCACTGTTTATGGACACAAGCAAAGTAAGTGTGCTTCCGGCAAATGTGTAATCAGAGATTGGACGTAACAATGCACCATTATAGTATACTGAAAAACTGTAAATATCTGTTACAGAAAACACTGTAGCAGTGCTAAAAGCAGTAGTTGGCGTGCTTGGTAGATACGTTACACCTTGTAGCCTTGTAATTCTTATTGTATCGTTTTCGTTAGGTGCGGTTGCAAACTTTACAACCTGTTGACTAGCTAGGTTTGTTTGTACTGTATAATCAGCTCCTGCAGTTTGTGACACATTATTTCGAGTAACACCTATTTGGGTCTGAGCAGTTGCATTAACGGCACTTACAACTATAGTTCCTGCTATAATAAAATCTGTGGTTGTACCGTCTCCAGTAAAGTTAAGTGTCTGTGATTGCACCTCAACTTGGTTGTAAGCCCAAACATATTCGTTACTAGTTGTAGCAGTTGGCGCACTTATATATAACCAACGCTCGTCGTCACTGACTGCTACATCGCGTCCAAAGTTATCTACATCATTTGTTCCTGTATTGAATAACTGTGTTTGTATGTACTCGCCATTTGCACTGTTACGTTTTATTGATAGTGCATATCCCTTATTGCTATCACTAGCAGGGGCACCTGTTACCACCCATTCAGTATTTCCAACACTTAAACTTGTGCCTGCACCTACAAAACCAGCGGCAGTAGGTGACATAATTGTTAACTCTTTATATTCAAGAGTATCAGATTTGTTATAACAATAAATTCCACCTTTGCCGCTTGCATTTCCTGGAGCACCAATTGCGAGACCTTGTCCGAGTAGTCCTTGCTCGATTGTTGTTCCAAATAGATCATCTATTATAGGTGTATCAGCATCTATTTCTGTTGGTGTGCCAAACGGATTAATTTTTTGAAGTACCGCCCAGTTACCATCGCCGTAATTGTCTACCCAGGCTTGGTTTCCTGGAACAATATTGTTTGCAAAACTTAAATTAGCAACATCACTTGCTTGTGCAACACGCACACTCTCAAGAATAAATGAACGGCCATCTCCAGTAATGGATACAGTTTCACCAAGTAGGCTGAGTGTAATAGTTACTGTTGTCAAAGATGGAACAGTTCCAACAATATAAGCACCATCAACTGATGTATCAAAATACTTAATTATTATTCTATCATTAACAGATAATCCATGAGGTACATCAAAAGTTATAGTACTTGTTTCATTTAGATTGTCAACCACTAAGATGACACCAGCTGGGACTAGATTGGTTCTGTATATGTTCCAATCATATGANTTTGCTTTTGCTACCCAAATATTTGTGCCAAGTGCAATNGTATCTAAATTAGCAAGTATATTTGTTAGATCATCATAGTTAAAAACTTTAATATCAACGTCGTCATAGTTTACATAACCAGCTGACGGCAGGCTAACATCTTCTGGAATAGTTGTAACTGTTGGCAAAATGTTTTTATTTGTAATTTTATAACTTTGTTTCCAAATATTTTCAACTAATACTGTTTGATTAGCAGTTGATACTTCTTGTGGATCAATAACTGCAATAGTACTTGGATTACTTAATAATTTACTTTCATCTGTGCGTAGTTCAAAATAACTTCGGTTTGCATTGGCACCATAGATGCCACGTTGGATTGCCCAGTTTTCACGTATCTCATACTCTGCTTCTTCTTTGCCAAGACTTGCACTTGTAAATATTTCTGCAGCTTGTAATGTACCTTTTGTTCCAAGGAACTGTGAATATAAACCAGCTTGCGAAATATCATCTAAGTTCAAATTTTGCATGTACTGTCTTGGACGGAACCCAATAAGGCCTAGTCCAAGTAGTGTGCTATCGTTCTCAAGATTGGCAGTGTGTATATCATAATTTTCACGTAGACTATCTGCTTTGGTTGCAAGGTTGGGCAATAATCCAGTTTGTATTTGTGCATAATCACTCTTGATCCAATCAGCAAAAACAAATGTTTCGCTTGGTGACAGTAATCTTGTTGCACTCCAGTATGCGTTTTTATAAAGTACAATTTGTCCTTTAGTAAAGGATGTGTTTGCTACCCATTCCTTAATATTATCTTGATTAAGAATAAAACCTTGTGCATCAAGTGTGCCGTTCCAGTCAAAAACTGTGTTACCGTTTAATAATAATCTATTTTGTCTTGCACCAGTTATTGGTTGATATATAAGATCGTTAAAGATACTAACATTATCAAACACAATGATATGTTCATATGAAGTAAACCTTGCATTAAGAAAACTAAAAGTCTGATTGTTAACTCCAATTAGTTTAAGTTCATTATCTAGTCTTTCAACAGCATAATCTTTTCCTAACAGTGGACCAAAGTTTTGATTTAACATCACATCATTGATATTTTCATTGGCTAAGCTCTCAACAACACTATTTTGTCTTTCTAACTTTAAAACATTTGCGGCAGGATTAAGGTTGATAATACTTCCTGCAATCCAATCCTGTCCTACCCAGTATAGGAATTCTTGTGCCATTTGTGTCCAGTTGAGAATAACTTCATTCTCAACACTATCAAAAGTTAATCCTTGCTGAGTAAGCAATTGACCGTAACTAACCAAAAAGTCAACCACTGCACTTGTACTTGTAAACACATAGCCATATGGAACTTGCACTACATTTTGAGTAAAAGTTTCTGGAATACGCACTGTGACGTCGTTTACTGTTACTGTACTAAAAGTTCCGGCGGTGGTACTTTGTAATATGTCAAAGTAAGGTTTGGTACGCGAATAACCTGACACCGACCAACCGCCACTGGTTCGTTGGACTGTAACACTTGAATATTGTATTTCAGCAAAACTTGGATTTTGATAGAGAAACAGTTGATAGCTTTCATCAGGCAACAATAAACTACTGTTAAGACTGTTTGGTGATGATTTTTCTGAAAATATTTTTAAGTATCCCTGGTCACTAAATGCAGCCATTCGATAACAAAGACGAACATCCATGTTTGATAGAGTGGACTTTAGTATCGTGGTGCTATCTAAACCTGTTACTCTATTATAATCAACAATAAAGTTGATATAACTGTTTTTTGATGTGTCGTTACCGTATATGGTTATAACACTAGGATCAATGCGGAATCTGTTATCATAGAGGTATTGGTAAAAGTCTGTATTATATTTCCATAGGTCTCTGTCGGCAAATAACGAAAAGTATTTGGCAGGTTTTGTTAGTGCCAGTAATCTTTGTATCGCAAATGGATAATAACTACTACGTCTCCAGGCATCTTCTGTAGGTGCCATATCTCCTGCTACCCAGGACTTTACAAAGCTGTCTATATCGTAACTTCCAACAATGCTTTGCATTGGAGAAACAAGATTACCTTGGCTATCAGTGGGCAAACAATCTAATAACTGTGGACGAATATATTGTTTTCTTATTACATTTCCTGTTGGATAAGCAACAATACCTTGAGCCATGTCATTCCATAGAACAGTATTACCTGATGTATATGGAGCTGGTCCGTACTGTGTTTGCCACCAAGTTGGCTCTAAAGTTAGCCCAACCATTTCCCATGGACGTGTATGAGGTGAGTCAGTATCATAAAGCTGAAAGTATACTCCTCTCCAGAAACCTAATAGAGGATCTTTAGATAATCTGTTCTCACTTTGACTATAGTTCCATGTAAATTCGTCGTCTGCAATGTATGTTTGATTTTTGTACGGTACACGGTTTTCACCAACCCATGACAAGAAACTAACATTCAATATATCGTTAACTTCGGTTAGAGTATAATCAGTTGTTCTAAACTGTCCTGGTATAACATCAACTGCTTGAAGTGGCGGATCATATCTTTCTGCTGCATTTATCTTTATGTTATTGTAAATTCTCTTTTCAAATTCTAATAAAACAGCATTTCTGTAGTCACCTGTTTCAAATGCTACAGTTAAACTACCATCATGTCCTTGTATTACATTTGTTGGTGTTACGTAGGTATTGTCTAAAAATTCTTGCGGACGATATATGCCGTACAGTCCCATCATACTCGGCGTCGCTGGCACATAACTTCCATAAGTTGTGGCATATTCGTTTATGGTGATTATATCACCAATGTTTAGTGTAATATAAGCACTGTTAATTGTAATTCTTGGACCATCAGTTGCTACAGTGTACTCATAGCCGTCGCCAACAAGTATAGTTTGTATGCCAGTGCTCTTAGGAGTGTAATATACTAAAATCCCTTTGTAGTTTGCAGAGGTTAGATCATAACTGTAAAGAGTATCAAATACATAGGTTGTAATTGGTGTTATTGGATATACTGTAGTTTCAAAGGTGTTGCTATTAGGAATTGCATCTGTCCAATAAAACGGACTAGATTCACTTTTTCCTGCATTAATTCCTAATAGTGTACTATCAAGTATCTGTGCAGTAGTTTTGCCTTCCCAATCGTTACTTGCAACATAATCTAAAATTTTGTTTTTAGTTTTGTTATATTCAGAACTATTAAATTCTATAGCACGGAAAAATTCAAAGTCTCTTCCATTGATAAAATTTGTCATCAATGTTACTGGTGCACTTTGTTGTAAGATTAACGAACCAAAGGGTATAATGTTACCTAGATCTCTTACATTATTGTTGCCATGAATCTTACCATTAAAATTTTCTAAATTTTCACATATACTTTCATAATGTGTACGCACTGTGCCTAGCGTAAAGCTCTTGCTATTCTCATTCATAGCGTTTGATTCTAAGTTTGATGGAATAGTATAAAATGCAACACTACTCGGACTATTACTAAGAACCTGTGCTTCAACAATAGCACCAATTGCTGGTACTGTATTAGGTTGTCCTAACTGATTAGGATTAAAAGTAATTACTGTTACATTATCACTATTGGTTGCATATGTATATGTGTTTGCAAGAACAAACTGACCTTCAACGAATACCTTAACTGGAATTTTTGATGTATCACTTAAGACTTCAATGTCTAATACCAATGAATTACCAATATAATCAAAACTGAAACTTTGTCGTTGCGTATTTGTTTCAAATGATGTTTGCCATCCAAGTAACTTATCAAAGGTGCTTATAGTATTATACTGTCTAACTGTTCCTGTGTCAATATTTTTTGTAACACTAACTGTTCCATTAACATAAACAAATGTGTCAACGTACAAGTTGTTGTCAAAAACAATATCACCAACGTTGGCAATAGTCAGATATTTCAACGGTTGATCAATAACAGTATCAGTAACGCCAGTTCCAACTGCGTAACTAAACAGCTTTGATCCTTTAAAAGTTGTACTTGGGTATACAGTTGTATCACTGAAACTATAACCACTGCTATCAAATATATCAAATAATGGTGCTTGATTCACACTAGTTTTTTGTTGTCCTGATATCCAGGTTGTTCCATTGAACCAATAGGACTTTCCTTGTTCAATAACACCTGATGTTACTATAACATTTGTATTTGTTGGAACATCAGGAGTGGTTAAACTTGCTGGTTGCAAGTCAATAACATCTACACTGCTATCTTCAAAATCTACAAAACTCACAGTATAAATCTTGTTACGTACTTCTAAATCAATATCTGCAGCAAATATAACTCTTGATCCTGCTACCAAATCATAACCATCTACGCTATATCCAATGGTACCGTTTATGTTTGAGAATGCATCCGTTTCAGAAAAGTCAATAATATCTACTGCTGGAGTTGCCAATGTTCCATAATTAAATAGTTTTAGGTTTTTTCTAAATTCAAGTATTGGACGTTTAGCTCGATTATCGTTATTAATTACTAAAGGTACATTATTATACACAGCAGTTGCTTCGAGTACTGCAATATGGAACCACCTGTTACCTCTGCTCCACGCATTTTGATCTATACTAGCTCTGTTTATTATCATGTAGTCTTGTACAGTTGGAGCATTTGCAGTAGCATCAAAACCACCATCATCAAATGCTTTACTATCAAACGGTACAGTTGCACTAACTGTGTATGGTTCAGGTGTTAAAAAGTCTGTTACCAACATTAACTCAATAGAAGTACCAACACCTTCAACATAGTATTCTTGATTCTCATAACTTGCTGGAACTACTTCACCAATAAATTGTATCTTAAGTCCGTTTGTAAAAACAACACCGTTTGGAGATGTATAACTTGTTTTACCAAGGATGTCATCAATTCTGAGATCTGATGAATTTCCTTGATTAACAAGACGAATCACACCAAAGTTTGTTTCATCACTTTGATCTTGATAATAAAGTATATCAAGGTTGGCAGTAATTAATGGTTGACGTTCAAATGTACCTTCTGCATTTTTGTAAAAAGTAACACCTGCGTAGTCTGTACCGTAGTTGATAATAGACTTGCTTAGGTCAGCAATGAGTTGAACTCTTGTAAGTTCCATAAATGGACGATCAGGATTTGCATAATTGTAAGTTATTCTCCATTGCACATAACGCTCGGCATTAGTTGCTAACGGTACACTGTTATCAAATCCTGGATTTGGAATTCCTGGGTTATCTTGATCAAACAATGTGTCATCAAACGGTGTAAGTGTTTCCCAACCAGTATCAGTATCTGTTGTGATAATAAGTGTTCTACCGTCAAGGTCTGTTATTCCATCAATGCCGCCGTTTGCTTCGTTGAATACNTCAACATACTGATTGTTTATTTGATTAAACTGTAATGTGTCTTCTAATAGATCAGTGCTTCCAATGTCGGCAAGTGTAAAATAAAAGTTTTGTGCAGTATTACTTGGTACTGCAAAAGTAACTGTGCCAACATCATCACCGTTGTTGGCTACACCTAATACTTCTCTTGAACTTTGATTTGGTTGTTGAGGAAGTACTCCTGACGTTCCAGGAACACTTTGGATCCAAAAATTACGACCACTAGCGTTAACATCAAATGTGTATTCTCCTTGACGTACAAATGTTAATGTAGGTAAGGCTCCTGCTTCTCCTGAAAACGTATAACCGTTTGGTGTATAGGCAACATCAAACGTATCTCGAATTGGTATTGAATTAGCAAAAACATCAACACTATCTGGTCCTGCTGGCACCCAATAATATTGACTAAAGTTTACGTATTTGTCAAAGTCTATAAAAGGATCAAAACTATAGTGCTCACTATCAAAGAGTCTGTCGTCACGTGTAACATTTGCACCTTGCAACTCTAGGCTATCAATTATTCCAGGATAGGTTATTGCATTTGCAACAGTATTAGTATTTGGTGTAAGTTGCACTACTCCAGGTTCAAGTTGATAATCAGTTCGAGTAGCAGTTGGTTCTAATACATAACTGTCAGATGCATTGACTCCAGGGCCAATCTTACGACCAATATAACCTTCAGTTGGTTTTAGTTTTGGATTTTGTGTAAGTTGGTCAAGGGTACTACGTAACAGTTGTTTGTTAGCAGGTGTTTGAAATATTTCTGGTAGAAAGTCTTCTGAGCGAATTCTTTTAGCCATAACTTATACTACTCCGCTATTTGATGCAGTTCGCAATTGACTACTAGTTAGTGCATCAATTACTTCAACGTCGTTGACTGTAGCGGAATTTACAAATATCTCATTTGCTTGACTACGAATTTCGTATAAATCACCAAATGACTTTAATGGATCTACTGGAACAAGAACTACTGTACTAATAATACTTCCAAGTTGATCGTGCAAGTAAGCACTTAGTTCTGAGAAGAAGAATGTGTCTCCAAAATCCCAATTGTCAATAGTAAAATATGTATTCATACTTGATACAACCTGACTTTTAATCTCACTCACACTTGCAGTGCTCGAAGGATTTTTCACACACTTGAGTGTTGCCCGTAGTTCAACTGCGGCTTTAGTTCCAAATAAAGGTTTAAAGGTTGCACTGTTTAAAATTATATTATCTGAAATCATCTTATATTGATCAAGTGTTGAATAACTTGTAGTAAGCTCATCAATAGTAGGTTTTGCAGGTTCTTTCACGGTTCCTGTTGAATCAGTAACATAATTTTGATATGCAATATAGTAAGATTGTGTAACAAGATAAATGTCAATAATGTTAGTGGTTCCTGGATCAATTCTTCGACTTAATGGTGCATTGTGTCTATACTGAAAGTACAATCCTTGTCGGCCAACATATGTTATGTAACCAGTTACTTGTGCAATAGTTCTAAGGCCATTATACGCAACTGTTAGTTGATAAAATTTTGCATCAGTGTACGCATAAAATACTTGCTTGTCTGGGTACTCGCTTTTTACTAATTCTATAGCAGCCTGGGTTGCTAGTGTACCATTTACAACGCCACTTGCAAGTGGAAGATATCGTTCAAGATTATCAAAATCAATTGTTTGTTGTAAGTAAATTCTTTTGTTATTTGGATTAACTAGCGGTGCAACTAGAGTTTGAAAGTAGTCTGGGTTGTCTGGTACACCGTCGTTATCTGAATCTTTGTATGATATTCTAACACGGAAGTCATCTATAAACCCATCTGTTTCAACAGGCTGATCAATGATATCAAGTATTTCGTCACTGTTTAATGTTGCACTGGAATCCGGTAGGTTATTGGTTTTTAAGACGTTGATAAAGTCATTAATAACAGTTCCTGTTTTAGGATCATAAACTTTTTGTGTTCCATCATAAAAGAATCTTGTTTCAAGCACACTCGCCCAAAAACGTTGTAGGCTTCTTGAACTTACTGTGTAAGTAACTCCGTCTGTTTCAAATGCAACTAACCAGGAATTATCTAATCCAGTTCCTGATGTGTTTTGTGCATTTGCAAGACTAAATGTTATTGCTGAATTTAAATTAGTTGATGTAATAACATACCAAGTTCCAGTTAGATTATCATATCCAAGTCCAAAATTTCTGTAAAGTTCAATTTGCTCACGCATAGTTGTTTCAATTGCAGTTGGCAAGTTGGTTATAAAGTTTGGAATTACTTCTGTTGGAACTGCAAGTGTTGGAATAAAATTATTAAGTGTAACCGGGCCTGTGCCATCAGCGTTATTACCAACACCTTGGTTAGTTCCGTCAAGTTCCAAAGCTGTTACAGTTGCCCACAATATCATTTTGTCTCCAGGCAATGTTGGAGATCCTGCAATTAACCTATTAAACTCATTGAAGTAGAATCCTGCAGGAGGTACAAACTTAATTAAACCACCTAANGCAATATATTTTTTGTTATCACTTGCTTGTGNGCCAACTGGTGCCGGAGCTCCACTTGAAACAAACTTAAAATACCCAGTAGTTTCGTTATTAGCGGTTGTACTTTGACTCCAGTTTAAGTTTAAACTTGTTAGACTTGGNCGAAGAAAATTTTCATAGTAAAATTCTTGCATACCGCGGCTTGCTATCACAGGCTCAACTTGGTTTACTATAACATCTGTAATGTCATTTTGATCAATGAACGTAAATGTAAAACTTGGAACTTCTGTGTTTTCATATATCATTCCATCACTGGCAAAAACATTTGTGCTTGAGTATTTTCCAGTGATATCTACAAGATCCAAATATCTACTAGTACCAATTGAGCTACGATTAACTGCCTTGGACTTGATTATAGTTGAATAAAGTGTATATGGAAAATTATTATAGTCTTCGCCATTTACCATTCTGTTTTGCGTATAAAATCTTGCAGGAGCTCTTTGTTTAATGTCGTCAATGTTTTCTCTATTGGCAGCATTACTAACTGGTTGAGTTAATGCACAAGATAATGTAAGTGTTTCGTTTCTTCCAGTCCTTGACACATAGCCAATACTGATAGTAACATTTTGCATTTCATCTTGGTTAATAATATAGCTCAAACCATTTGATGCTCTTACATAGGTTCTAAAGGATCCAACCGGTATACTACTAAACACGCCATCGCCGAAGTTTAAGTTAATTTGGTCGTTAGTTCGTGATGTGGTAGTAAAATATCTACGTTGTTCTGGAGTTAATTCTTCAACGGCTCCGCTATAAATGTTTTCTACAAGAGTCCATTGATTTTGAATATTACCTGTGGCGTCTAGTTGATATAACCAAGTATCTTCGTTATTAATACCTTCGATGTTAACATTAACAACTCTATTTGAAATACGTTCTCCAAGATTAAAATCTAGATCTTGTAAACTACCTTGCTTGAATAAGAAAAAGAAACCTGTGTTTGCACTGGCATATCCTTGTTTGTCATTTCTATAAAGTATATTAAATGCACCGTTTGGAGCAGGAGCTGGTTCGTACAAATATGTCTGATCTTGTGATGTAGCACACACTGCTTCAAACGACATGGTAGTCCCATTGACTGTATTGGTGAACGGTATCACAGGAAGAAATCCTTGTATAAGATTAATACCATACTCTTCTGTCTGCACGCCAAGTATTGTCTGTGAGTTTCCTGGTTTTCCAAATCTTTGTGTATTATCCAAACACGAATTAACAATGACTGTAAATTGCTCTAACCAGTTTGCATTAGTGGTATCGTTCCAGTTCACTGTGATGTTTGAAAGATTTACACCTGTAAAATCAATTACACCTTCTGTAGTACTAATACTTTGTACTTTTAAAAAACCTGATGCTGATGTATTACGCTTTGGTGTATAACTTACTAGTTCAGCTAGACGTACAACACTATCTCGTCTTTCAGCAGTATCAATGAAGTTTTCTCTTGTGTTTAAGTCGTTCCTAAAACTACCTGCTTGTCCCATGAACGCCATAACATCTAACAGTGCAATAAACTCACTTGATTCAATGTAGTCGTTAAAACTCTCAGGATAGTACAAACGAATGTAGTCTATAAAGCTCTTGCGAAGTGTTTCGAAGTCATAACTCTGAAAGTCTGCTTCACGATATGTCTGGTAGATTCTCTTCCAATCTTCAACACCAAATATACTAGTTTGTCTTGTAGTTTTAGCCATGTGTATCTATCCTTACCTAGTATTTATGAACATTATAAACTGGGTAGTTTATACTACACGTCTGACAGAGAGGCTCGTTGTGTTTGATTATCAAAGAACACTGTAAGCAACCGGGCATCTTGTCCTTGTATGGTTTGTACCTCTAATTCAACTAGTATTCCATTTTCTTGCGAAAACACATTTATATCTGCTACTTCAATTCTTGGGTCTTGTGCAACAACTCGTTGTATTTCGTTTATCACTGCTTGTGATGTTTGTGCATTTTGTGGTTCGTATATAAAACTCCACATGATAGTACCAACATCAGGTCGCCCTGGCATTTCACCTTGACGTATGTTTAAAGCGTTAGACAGATCTTGCTTTATTATTTCAAAATCTGTTACAGTATATGTTTTATACCTGTCTATTGTGCTATATCCGATTATCTCTGCCATACTGTATTTATTGTCCTAGTCTATGTGCTAATTCCATTAACTTTTTTACTGGCTATTCCAGACTGTACTGCACTATCAATAGTAGTTCTGATAGTTGTGCCAGTCACACCGCCTAACCCTGTTGAAAATCCTTGCACTGCATCGCTAATTTTTTCTTGTGTTAAACTAACGGCATACTGTCCGCCTTTAACCAATGCATTCATATCACCACTTGTAATCTTTGTACTGAATGAACCTGCCAAAGTTTCGCCAAGTACACCTGCACCTTGAGTCCATTTTTTTACTGCGTCAACACCAAATTTACTAGCACCACTTACCAGTCCTGCTAAGTCTGCCTCATTTTCTAAACCAGTCACTATGCCTGCATTTTGTAAACCGTTTAATCCTTTTGTAAACAAATCTGTTTTAGTTAGATCTTGTATTGATTCGTTATTTAAAAAGTCACTAACGCCGTTAATGCCTTGGTTTCCACTCCACACACTTGAACTGCTTAGTACAGTGTTTAGATCAGATGTAGCGTCCTTGAGAAAGAAGTCAGAAGTTCCAGGCTTTAAAAATCCTGCATCCTCTAGTTCAGGTGCACTAAATCCAAATTTGCCAACACCATTTGTGTTTGATATCTCATTTGATTTCTGTGGTACAAGTTTACTTGACTGTGCTACCATACCTGTTACTTTTTCACTTGGTATTTTACCAACGGCAGTGGTTGAACTAGTTTGTGCTTCGTAATCACCCTTGTCAATTTTACTAATTTCAGTAGTTTCTGCCTTTGTTATTGCTTCTTTGGTCTTAGGTTCTAATGGAACTTCTTCACCAGTAGTAACTAAACTTGTTGAGGCATTAACACCTTTTCCTCTTTCAGCAAAAGGCTCGTGTGTTGGTGCTCTGGTAACAATTGTTTCAATTGCTGCAGGCTCTGGAACCCATCCAACATTTGATTCAAACTTCGTATCAGGCAAACGTTTTTTTGGAATTTCTTGTACTTTAGGAACGTCACTGGCTGCACCTGAATTTAATTTGATACATCCTGCTTCTAGAGTAAGGCCGGTTCCGGCTCCCCAGGAACCTGTATTGCTTTTTAAACTTAGTGAAGCATCACTTTTTAATCCTATCATGCTTTTACTATAGGCTAATAAACTGTTTGTTCCTGTGAGGTTAAGTGATCCTGATTCTAAACTCATTGCAGTTTTAGCAAACATGTTAATTGAACCTAGTTCGCTATTGATATTAACATTTCTATCAGCATGTAGATTTAGTTCACCGGCACTTCTTATGTTTACACTGTTTGAAGCATACATGTCAATGGTACCTTCTTCACCAAGTTCGATCCAAGATTGTCCATTGGCATGCATAATATGAATTGTTTTTCCATCTGGAGTATCATTCATCATAATCTGATGTCCAGCACTGGTTCTAAAGCGTACTAGATTATCTTCGTTAAGTTGATTGCCATCATCCAATACAATGCTATGTCCACCTTTACGTGCTATAACATCTATTTCGTTCGCTTGTAAAGTAGAACTATTAAGTTTTTGTGCCAACTGTTCATCGGTTAATCCTCCAGAATATATAGGTCTTCCAGCAGTACTAATACCAAAAACAGTTGAAGGAGATTCCCTTTGGCTATTTGAACCAATAGGTCCAAGTAGTGGATCAGCAATAACTCCTTGACTGAGAAGTTGCCCAGCAAGAACACTGTGTACTGGTTTAGTTTCATCAAAGAACCTTGGATTTTCTGCAATCTGAGGATTGGCATTATTGATTTCAACAACTGGTAATTTTTTCTTGCCAGTGTAATAAGGACTACCGCTATCATCAACATAGTTGTCGCTTGAACCTATTGCAGGCATCATATGGTTAAGTCCTGGTTCAATAGGCATACCAAGATAATATCCTTGTGTTGGATCTCCATTTGCAAAAAAACAAATAACTTTTGTGCCAACATCAGGAGGAGTTCCCCAAAAACCGTAGGCATGATTATTACCTGTAAAACTTCCTGGTCCTGTTGGTTGCGGAGCACTTTGTTGAGTATGTCCGTA